TTTTATTCAATAATGTCACTAATAAATTCAGATGTTTTTCAGTTGTTCGCATTATAGCCTCCTTATTATATTCAGTTATTTTAATTTATCGATTAATTCTTATATTTCTTTTGGATCTCCAGCGTTTTCCGTCAAATTCGCTGCAATATTTGAAATAGCTTCCTGACCTAATTTCGTTACAGTTCCTCCAGAAGCCACTTTCAGAAGGGCCGTTTATTAGTTCTTCCCCATTAAACCATTCGTGTGTGTGTTCAACTGTACGCATTGTGTGCCAGGTCGACCCGTTGTCAAGTGACCTGGTTCGTTCAGTTATTAACACAATATCGCCTTTTTTTGGTGTTCCAATAATAGATTCATATGATATCATTTTCGGTCTCCTTATCTAATACTATTAAGTGTTTCGTAATAATTAGCTGTGATTCGTTTCTGCTGCTGAAAAGCTCCGTTGCCTATTGTGAAGCTGATTACTATGATTGCCGCTATGAGTGTTATTATTATTAGTTTCATGTTAGGCTCCTATTATTATTTATACCATTGATGAACTTACAAGGATATACTGCATACCATGTGCCACCGTAACAAATTGTATTAAATATCTTGTAACTGCCAGTTATAACTAAGGATATTGCATATACACAGTTGGCATGGCCACCCAGCCAGTTTGACAATTATTGTCATATTGCAGGTGAATATAAGCATAATATAGGAAAATTATATAATGATATCAAGCGTTTGACAATTTACGGCATGTTTGACAATTTACGGCATGTGTCTCAAAGAAACCCTTATCCTAATGAGACATCATGAGACATAGGGCTTAAGTTATAGTAATTGTTCAGGATATGAGTTTATATGTGAGACACTTATGTATGAGACACTTATTGTATAATGATATCACTGTGTTATGGAAGCCGCAGGATCAACCAGAACCAACGATCACGGTAATAGGTATGCTAAGGTATACGCTGAAAAAGGTGAATGACCTCTGATAGTGAATAATATATATTATGGTATGTAATGCGTGTTGCAGTATTGCAACATAAGTGCACTAAAAGATACACTTTATATATACATGGATGAGTAGAAAAAGTGGAGGGGAAACTAAGGTAATAATGGGATTTATCGTATTGGAAAAGATAATTAGACGTATAGGTTTTCCCGATATCAACGCTATTCCGTATATATTCCAGCAACTTACAAGATGCACTAAATTCCAGCAACTGCCACTTTGTGGTATGGGACAGAACTCCACTTTATAGCACGTTGTGGTGTATGGTGGTATAAATGTGTGCACAAAAGTATACAATCTATACCTTATTATATAGGCGCATACGATATCGCATAAGATATGTGATCTATATCGAGGCTGGAGTGGATGCCAGGCCCACCCCCAGGGCAGTTCTGGTATGCTATAGCGCTCACAATATAAGTCGGGTAGCATGGGGGGGGTATGATGAAATCGGAAAGCGATGGGGTGGGGAATAGGATGCCCCAGAAATATTTTTTAAAATGAACTTATTCCAATTCTCCACGATCTATCTCTCCAGATCTCCACGATCTATCTCCATAGAAATATTTTTTAAAATGAATCACGCAATGGAGGCGATTCCATTAATTTACTCCACAAAAAAATAAATAAAAAAATTAATATTTTATTTACAATTATATATTTTATACGATATACTTTACTCCAAAACAAAGAAAGGAGGTAATATCATATGAAAAAAGGTTTAAAATATAGCACGTTTACTTTAAAGAACGATGAGGTAGAGAAAATAAAAACTTGGTTATTAATCAATGAACAAAAAATAGCAATGGGTATAGATGAGTTTAAGCAAGCAAGACCATTATTCAGGGCTATATTACAAAGAGACCCTGAAGAGATTAATATGTTATTCTAAAAAATTAATATTTTAGCTTGACACAGCGTATATTTTAGTATACAGGTTAATCATGTTATACAAATTCATTAATAAAATCATACAGCGACTGACATGCCCGGTCGCCTATCGTCCACTGCAACGGTGGAGTAAAGGATAAACAGACACCTTCTGTCAAATTTTTAGGGGGGCAATCCCTGTGAGACAATAACAAGCGCCCCGCAGTTAAAAAAAAGAAAACATCAGGGTTTGTAGAGCTGGTAGGTCTGATAAATTGTATGTATAGTTAATGTGTGGGACAACTTATATTTGCTCAATTTCTTTACGGGCTTTTTTGTTTTATATATGGTATTAAGCTATCTGCTTGATATTATATATAAAACTAAGAGGGGAAGGTATAACTTGAATAAAGAGACTTCTAAGAAGAATAGGAAAGGGGCGAAGGAGATAGCCAAGATGAAGATTCTTGACTATATATCTGATCCTAATAATAAGCAGTTAACAAGAGAGAATATTGCGAAGAAGGTTCTTGGGTATAAACATTCGTGTGCTTTATATAATCTATTTACAGCGGCAGAACTCAATGAGATAGAGATTGAGGCTCTTGAGATGAAGAGAACGCGTTATTCTGCCCATATATCAAAGATTGATGATGGGGTTATTAAAAGAGCTATAGCAGGTGATGTAAATGCTGCTAAATTAGCTTATCAGAGGTTTGAAAACTGGGCGCCATCTAAAGAGTTGAAACTAAAGGCTAACATGAAAGTTGACATTGACAAAGATGATGCTGGTTGCTTATGAGTTTCAAGCTAACACCTAAACAGAAAGAGGCTTTAAAGATATTAAGTAGCGATGCTACCCATATATTGCTTTATGGTGGTAGTCGTTCAGGTAAGACTTTTCTTTTGGTGAGGGCTGTTGTTATAAGAGCTATGGCATCGGATGAAAGCAGCCATGTTATACTGAGGTATAGGTTTAACCAGGCAAAAACTAAGATAGGGCTTGGGACGTTTCCAAAGGTTATGTCGTTATGTTTCCCTGATATAGAATATGGGATTGATAAGACGGATTGGTATTTTACTTTGCCAAATGGTTCTACCATCTGGCTTGGAGGATTGGATGAAAAAGAACGTACTGAGAAGATCCTTGGTGAGGAGCATTCAACCATATATCTGAACGAGTGTTCCCAGATACCGTATTCTTCACGCAATCTTGCCCTAACAAGGCTCGCGCAAAAAACTACATTTACATATGCCAACGGTGAAACAAAAGAATTACGTTTAAAGATGTATTATGATTGTGTAAGTGGCGATACTGTTTTGCCAGGTCAAAAAAAGGATATTGCTACCCTTGCATTAGAAAATAAACCTATTTTAGCATTAACTTCTTACGGGTGGGTTTGGGCCTCACCCCCATGGGAGAACGGAACAGGCAAGTTATATACAGTTATAACAGAAAGTGGGAAACAGTTAAAAGTCACAGCCTCCCACAGATTTTGGACAAAACAAGGATGGAAAAGATTAAAAAATATTACCACCGGTCAGAAGATTCTTTGCACCGACGAACACCAGTATCCCGATGATGTTTTAAATGCTGGCTCGTTGAAGCAAATAGTTCGAGATTCACAAGAGAATTATTATAAATATCACCGTCAACATGATGGACAATCTCACCCGGTTGTAAATTTCTGCCAAGATTATCTTGCATTCGCATCCTATGCAATGGGGCATAACCTTTGTGCTTGCTGCCATGATGCACAAGATTGCCATACGGGCCATCAACATCAACAAGCAACTCAACGTAACCACCATAGCCAAGAGTTCCATGCGCTTCTTTCCCGCATGTTCTCCGGTCAGCCTTTTTGTAAGGAAGGCCACGGCGATTTGCCAATTTGCGGATTGTCTCGGCAAAAATACCTGTTTTATCAGCGATTTCACGAATCGTTAGGCCATCTTCAATCAGACATAGAATCTTGTTTTGCTGAATTTTTGTCATTGTATTTTTTTTATTGTTCGGGGGCTTTTTATTCGCCCTTCTCCACTTGCAAACCCGTGCTACTCCGCAACCAGCTACGTCAGCAAGCTCACGATCAATCATGCCCTGATTATACAGAAACTCCCATTGTGGATGGTCTTCAATCTTTTTCATTTGATACTCCTTTAATGGATAATTGTCATTATGAAAAGGTGGTTGCTATTTCTCAATCAACCACTGCTGCATTCTATACTATTGAAGTCCCTTTGGTCAAGCATTATATTGCAAATGGATTTATAAACCATAATTGTAACCCCCCTACAATAGCTCATTGGAGCTACAAATTATTCTTTGATCATACAGAACCAAATAGTAAGCAGCTTCTTGACAAGTCGTTATTTGCTAATATGCAAATGAATCCTGTGGACAACCTTGAGAACCTTGCCGATAATTACATTGGCACGTTAAACCAGCTACCTGCCAGGCAAAAGGTAAGGTTTCTTGAGGGTAATTTTTCATCTCTTGGTGGCGACTACCTTTGGAATATAGAAGGACTCGAAAAGTGGCGAACATTTAAAGACATCCCAGATATGCAAAGAATAGTCGTTGCCATTGATCCATCAGGCGCTGAGAATGACGATGAGGACGCTGTTGGTGATGCTATTGGTATTATTGTTGCTGGGTTAGGAACAGACGGGAATGGATATGTATTAGAAGACTTGACTATTAAAGCAAGTCCGAAGACATGGGGCGAAATAGCTGTGCAAGCATATGATAGGCATAAGGCTGACTGTATAGTTGCAGAAGGAAATTACGGTGGGTCTATGGTTGAATATGTAATTCAAACAGCAAGGCCAAGGACTCCATACAAGAAGGTAACTGCTACAAGAGGCAAGGTTGTTAGAGCTGAACCTATTTCTTCCCTGGCTGAATCTGGAAAGATACGGCATGCTGGGAATTTCAATGAATTAGAAGACGAATTATGCTCATTTACATCTCGTGGATATATGGGAGATGAATCTCCTAATAGGGCAGATGCTTATGTTTGGGCTTTCACTGAATTATTTGATCAGATTGTAACAGAACCATATGAAGAATCCCCAGTATATAACGCATATACAGGTGGGGCAACTGGCTGGATGGGTATATGAAAAAACAAGATGATATAATAACTTTAGCAAAGAAGCGGTTTATACGCTCGTCTGATGCTGAATCAAAAAATCGTAGAAGATTTGTTGAGAGTTTAAAATTTATTGATCTCGGCGATCAATGGAACGCAGAAGTTAAGACAGAACGTGAGAATGACGGCAGGCCATGTATGGTAATCAATAAGGCTCAAGCGTCTGTAAGGCAGATAACAAATGATGCCAGACAAATAAGACCTTCTATTTTGGCAAGACCTGTTGATAGCAAAGGAGACCCGGGGCTTACAGAGATTCTTAACGGTTTAATCAGAGATATAGAAAATAGTTCAAACGCACAGTCTGCATATAATAATGGCATAGAATTTGCAGTAAAGGGCGGATGGGGTTATTGGCGTGTATTGATCGAGTATTCTAAACATGATGTATTTGAAAAAGATATTAAAATCAGAAGAATAACGAACCCATGTTCTGTGTATGATGACCCTGACGCAAGAGAATCGAATAGGAAAGACAGAAAATTTTTATTTATAACTGATAATGTTCCGAAAGATGAATTCCAAAGATTATATCCTAAAGCTAAGACTGAAGGGTGGGACACTGGGGAAGGCGAGGACGGAGAAGAATGGGTTGGCGAAGAGGTCGTAAGGGTTGCTGAATATTATTATATTGAAAAAGCAACTAAGACAATGGCTCTTATAGCTACCCCAATGCCTGATGAATCAATACAAACAGATACAATAGAGTTAACAGAAGATATCCCTATTGTTGAGTTTAATGGTGAACGAATCATTGAAACTGAGCAAGGGAAAGCCGTTATACAAAAAATCAGACAAGTTGAAACTGATGAAGTATGGTGGTGTAAGATAGGCGGGAATTCTTTTATTGAAAAACCAGTTAAACAATCAGGTAAATATATTCCTGTTGTTTACTGCGCCGGGGACGAAACGTGGGTAGAAGGTGAGCCTATAATTAAATCCGCTGCTTTCCATGCTCTTGATGCTGCAAGAATGTATAATTGGGCAAGATCAAACAGCGTTGAGACTCTTGCTCTCGCACCGAAACAACCATATATCGGGACTCCGAATATGTTTAAAGGTTTCGAGAAAGATTGGGATGAGGCCAACAGAAAACCTAAGATGCGGCTTTTAGCAAATTTTGAGAATGGGCAGTTACCACAAAGACAGCAATTCAGCATAAGAGACTCCGGCGCACTTGCTGAGGCCATGCAAGCGGCAGATGATATAAAGTCATGTATGGGGCTGCACGATGCCTCCTTGGGCGCATCTGGTAATGAAACAAGCGGCAGGGCTATACAGGCACGGCAGAAAGAAGGTGATAATGCAACATATCATTTCCATGATAATCAAGCCAACGCTATTAAATTCACTGGCGAAATTCTGTTAGATTTAATCCCTTTTGTATATGATACAGAACGAGTTATCAGGATAACGAATGAAGATGATACTGTCGCATGGGCTGATATAAACAAGACTGTTATAGATCCTTCAAGTCCTACAGGTGTTAAAAAACTATACGATTTATCAACCGCAAGGTATGACGTGGTAATGGACACAGGCCAGAATTATTTAACTAAACGTCTTGAAACAGTTGATATGATGTCGCAGTTTCTATCAACTGCCCCAGACGCAACTCCTGTATTATTACCAAAAATTGCCAAAGCATTAGACTGGCCGGATAGTGGGCAAATAGCGGAAGAATTACAGCAAGTTTTTTCTCCGCAACCTGAAGAACCGTCTCCTGCTGAACAACTTGAACTTGCTGGCAAAGAGGTAGAACTCGAAAAGAAAAAGGTTGAACTTGCGAGTGAAGAAATCGAGCTTGAAAAAGAAAAGGTTGAGCTACAGAAATCGCAGGTAAAGGATGTTGAATTAATAACTGAAGTGACGCAAAAAGCTGTTATTGATATATTAAACCAGTTAGGTGTGTTACCAGAAAGAGATTTAAGTAATTAACCATATAACTTACCGTTTAAAACGGGCATGAGGTAAAGAATGGCAGAGGAAAATGCAGTAGACACCCAAGTTGAAGAACAGGGGCAAGAAGTTGTTACAGAACAGGTTGATACAGAGGTTGAGCAAACTTCTGGCGGTGATGTTGCTGTAGAAGGTGCTACAGACGAACAAGCCAATATCGAAAAGGCAAAAGAAAAAACACCTGTATGGTTCCAAAAGAAAATCGATAAGATGACATGGGAAATAAGGGAACGAGATCGAAGGCTTGATAACCTTGAGCGAAGTCATAATGAAGCATTAAATAAGCAAGCTCAAGATATCTCCCAAGCAACTCAAATTGAAAAACCAAATATCGATAATTTTGAAACCACTGAAGAGTTTAATGAAGCGTTGTTTGATTACAAGATTGAACAAAATAATGCTGCACAGGAAAGAAAAAATATCGCTAATTTTGAAAGAAGCGAGCAGAACAAAAAAAATGGTGACTTTGAGCAAAAGCGATCGAGCGTTATGAACAAAGGTTTTGATAAATACGATAACTTTAATAATATTGTTGGCGATATGCCAGCAAGCATCATGACAGAAACGGTTGCGGAAGCTCTTGTCGAAACATCTAACGGAGAAGATGTTCTCTATTTTCTTGGAACGAACATGAATGAAGCTCAAAAAATATCTGAAATGTCTCCGGTACAAGTTGCTATTAAACTTGGTGAAATAAGCACAAAATTAAAAAACAAACCACTAATTAAAAATTCGTCTTCTGCCGAACCGATTAAGCCTGTAACTGGGTCTAAGGTAGTTATTGAAAAAGACTCATCAGAAATGACTGATAAAGAATACACGGCTTGGCGAAGGAAACGAATAAAGAATAGGAGAAGATAAATGGCTAACACAAATTTGACGATCGATAAAATCACACGTGAAGCATTAGAGGTTGCTCACGAAAAGATATCGTTTCTTGGCACTATAAATAAACAATACGACAGCGCTTTTGCCAATTCCGGGGGTAAAATTGGATCCACCTTAAGAATCCGGGAACCAAATAAGTTTACCAGGCGGCAAGGGTCAAGAGTAATGGATATCCAGGACGTAACAACCACAAGCCAAACTGTTACTGTCGCAACGCAGGATGGCGTTGACATGACATTTAACAGTGCTGAACTTGCAATGGATATTGATATGTTTAGCCAGAATTATATCGAACCGGCTATCAGTGTTATGGTATCAGGCATAGAGGCTGATATTCTTACAGATATCACAAAAGGAATTTACAACCAGGTTGGGACTCCTGGGACTGTTGTTGGCGCAAGTTCTGATATTTCAGCGCTTGGTGATGCAAGAGCAAAATTGAATCAAGGTCTTGCCCCAAAAGATGGTCAGCGTAATGTTCAGATGTCTTCAATAACTATGGCTGAAATTGTTAATGGAACAAAAAGCCTTTTCCAGGATAGCACCCAGATCAAAGAGGCATTTAGGGAAGGATTCATTTCGAGGAACGCAATGGCAACATGGTATGAAAATGAGCGTGTATATTCTCATACAAATGGTTCTTCTGATAATACAGGGACTGTTAATGATACCGTTGCAAGCGGTGACGAAGCTGTAACTTTGGCTTCTATGGGTGTTTCAAAAACAATCACAAAAGGTTCTATCATAACCTTTGCCGGTTGCTATGATGTTCATCCTGAGACCAAAACAGCCTATTCTCATTTGAAACAGTTTGTTATTACAGCGGCAACCACTACCGATGGGGCTGAAGCTGCTACTGTAGCCGTATCTCCTGCAATAATTTTTGCAAGTGGCGCTACTCAGAACTGCTCTGCCATCCCAACTGATGGCGGCGCTGCTCTTATTTCTGGTGCTGCTTCTACTGCTTATTCTCAGAGCATAATGTACCATAAAGATTTTGCAACATTTGTTACTGCCGATTTGCCGCTTATGGATGATGCCATGAAATGTGTGAGAAAAAACAAAGAAGGATTGGCTATAAGATGTTGGCAGGGTTCTGATATCAAAAATGATGAAATGTTGCTAAGGCTTGACATTCTTTATGGATGGAAACTTCTGCGGCCAGAATGGGCTACAAGAATAACTAATTAAATAAAGGAGAATATATAATGGCTGAATATGAATATATTGGCGATGGTCGACCTGATGGTACGGTTTTTGTTAGGACAGCAACAGAAAAGGGTGGGTTTTATGGTACGACTCCGGTTATACAGCCAGCGAGTGCGTCACAGGCGGCTGTAACGAAAGCGCACACAACCACGGCTACAACAACAGGGTTGGCAACAGACGTTGACGCTTTGATAGTGTTGACAAATCAGTTAAGATCAGAACTGGTGACACTTGGCCTTATTTCCGGGGCTGCATGAAAATAATTAAAAGTATGGGTATAGCTGGTGGGGCGGAGCATAGAGTTTTTATAGCCGTTCCATCATATGGGAATATAAGCAGCGCCACATTTTGTTCATTTTTTGGGGCTAAAGAGGCGTTGCTTAACAATGGGATTGAAAGTGAACTTGAAGTTTTTGACGGTAATTGTCATGTAGATGATTCGAGGAATCTCTTAGTAAGGGATTTCCTTGAATCTGATTGTACTGAAATGGTATTTATCGATTCAGATGTGAGGTTCACGCCAGAAGATCTTGTTAAACTTGTATTACACGATAAAGATGTTGTCGCTGGTATTTACCCATTGAAGCAAGAAGACGAAAATTATCCAGTTGAATTTATACAAGGAGAAATATGGTCAGATAAAAATGGTTTAATAGAAGTTGAGAAAGTGCCAACTGGTTTTTTAAAGATGAAAAGAAATGTTCTTGAACAGCTTTATGAAAAGGCTGTTAAGTTTAGAGTTAAGCAAGATCATGGATATAGAAAAGCGCTTGCTATTATTTTTGAACGGACTGTGCATGGTTATACAAGGTATGGTGGAGATTTTGAGTTTTGCCGGAAATGGAAAAAGATTGGTGGTAAGATTTATATTGATCCAGAAATGACATTCGGCCATGCAGGAAGTTATGAATGGAGCGGAAGGCTTGGTGATTTTTTAAGAAAAAAAGCAGGGCTTGATGTTGTTTACATAAACACTCTTTTGAATAAAATAAAAAAGCATGAAGATGTTGAACAAACTATAATGAGGCTTGTTGAGGCATGGGGCAACAAATGGTCATTATTGCCGGAGACATTACAAGTTATATACGAAATAGCAAAAGAAAAGGGTCATAGCGTTTTAGAATGTGGAAGCGGATTATCAACCCTTATCCTTGGAGCGCTTGGCAAGAAAACGATAAGTTTTGAAAATGATTTGCAATGGTTTGACAAGGTTGGCTCTGTGGTGGAATCATACCAATCTATTGATTTACGACATATCCCGATAAAAGATGGTTGGTATGATACTTTATATTATGATGAAAACATTTTATTTGATTTTATCATTTGTGACGGCCCAGTAAGGAAAGGGAATAAAAGAGATAGACTTGCTGATTTTATTAAAGGGAAGTTAGCAGATAAAGCTATTATATTAATTGATGATTATTGTGAAGATGCTCTTTCAAATAAGATTAAAGAGCTTGGTTTTAAAATTCACCAAATGGGAACCCAAAGAAGTTACGCAATAGGAATAAAGGAATAAATTATGGATTTTATCCAGCATCCAAGGCATGGGATTTTGCCAGTTTCAGCAATCACAGAAACACAGGAAAAACGTGGGTGGAAACTTATTGATATAAACAAGTTTATGAAAAATAAGTTTATAGCAAGTACAATCAACAACCTTAATAATATGACACGTTCACAACTTATAGAATATGCAAAAAATACGCCTGTGCGTGTTGAACAAAATATGATGAAGGATCTCCTTTTAGAAAGGTTGATAAAAAATGAACGCAACAAGCTTGATAAATAGTGCGTTACGGTTATCAGGCGTAATAGCACAAGGTGAAACAACACCAATTGCCGCTGCAACAATAGGGCTTGAAGCCTTAAATATGATGCTTGGAGCATGGTTTTCTAATGGTGCGTCAGTACCATATACTGTAACTGAAAGCTTTACTTTAACTGTAAGTACAAATTCTTACACAATAGGCTCTGGAGCAGATTTAGATACTACTTATCCAGAAGCGATAGACTCTGCCTTTATACGATATAACGATATAGACTATCCTCTTGGCATAATCAACCAAAGAGAATATTGGGAGAAAATATCATATAAAACAGCGGAATCTATACCATCTTTTTTGTTCTATGACGCTCTTAATACAACTGGAAAGGTTTATTTATACACTACCCCAGACAAAGCATACACATTATATTTAATTTCAAGAAAGAATCTTTCAGAAATAACAGATCCGGCGCTTACAATTGCAATACCAAGGGTTTACGAAGAGGCGATTAAGTTTAACCTTGCGTTAAGGATTGCGCCTGAATATGGGAGTGACTTATCAGATGATGTTAAGATTTTGGCAAGGAGTTCATATAAAGAAATGATGAGGTCAAACCTTTTGAAATCGCCTGTTGGTGTAGTTATTACAAACTCAGCACAAAATACTTATTCTAAAACTCAATCTATATTAACAGGGGATTAGCATGAAAATACCGTGGCTGGGGGGGGGTTATGAAGGCCGCTCTAAAAGCATAAATGCTCAACATAGCATAAACTTGTTTCCTGTATATGATCAGCATGAGGGGAAAGAGGTTATTGCTATGTATGGGACTCCTGGGCTGCTTGAGTTTGTTGCAACTGGCGGTACGATTGTAAGGGGTTTGCATATAATGGGCGATTATATGTATGCTGTAGTTGATGCAGTTGTATATGAAATAACCACAGAAGGGGTTGCTACTTCTCTTGGATCCATTACAACCTCTACAGGTCATATTTCAATGGCTGATAATGGGACACAGCTTTTGATAGTTGATGGCACAGCTAATGGTCATATTGTAACTACTGGGGCTTTAGCTGATATAACTGATTCTGACTTTGTTGCTGCAACATCGTGTGTATTTTTCGATGGATTTTTTATAGTAAGTGAATCAGGTACTGGGAGGATATGGATTTCTGCAAGTTATGATGGAACTTCATGGGGTGCTCTTGACTTCGCAACTGCTGAAGCTGTCCCAGATGAACTTGTTGGGCTTGGGACTACACGACAAAATATATGGTTATTTGGTGGAATTTCTACTGAACCATATTATAACTCTGGTGATCCTGATTTTCCTTTCCAAAGAGTCCCAGGCGCTACACTCGATATAGGGTGCGCCTCAATAGGTTCAATAGTAGAAATAGACGGCAGAGTTTATTGGTTTACGCACAAAAAGACTGTAGCAAGAAATAATGGATATCAATATGAGATAATTTCTCCTGAAGCTATTAATTACCAGATAAGTACATACAGTACAACAAGCGATGCAACTGCTTTCCCATATACACTTGAAGGCAGAAACTTTTATGTGATTAATTTCCCTACTGAAAAGAAAACATGGGTTATGGATATTGAAACAGGTCAATGGCATGAATGGCAGAGTTTAGGATAAAGCTATGATTAAATCAATCCAAGAATCAAGTTTATTAACAACTAAGTCTTTTGTAACACTTGAACTATTATCAAAGGAATTGGAAGAGACATTTAATTCTGTTCAAGTGCATAGAACGAGAACAGAGATGGAAGTTTCTGTATTAAACGATCTTAAACATCCTACTCCTGCAAGCAAATATTGGCAATCTGTTCGTGAGCAGAGCGTAATGTTTGATGGTGTTGCTATGTTATCGTTTGATTACAGAAAAGAAAAGGTTAATATTAAGATTCTTTTAAAAAAGATAGAAGTTGAAACAGACGAACTTGAAAAAGAATTATTAGAAATTGAACTTGAGCGCAAAACATTTATTTTAAACAATATGAAAAGGTCTGCGAAGGCAAAGGTAAGAGAAATTCAAGATTGGTCTGATATAAAAAGCAGAGAAGCAGCCAAAATGTCAGAGGAAGATCTTGCCAATGTTGGGAATCATCAATTAATAAGTTACACAAGAAGATGGATTAACCAAACTATTGAAATGGGTAATAATGGATCTCCATCTGAAAAACAAAATCTTCTTGGTCAGTTGCGATCAGGTATTAATCTCTGCATTAAAACAGGTATAATCCATAAAGCTCTTGAAGCATACGGGGCTACAATTAAGGAACAAATCTTGTTAGAATATGGTGTTAAATAATGGCTGGCACATGGTCTGCCGGTGGGGACTTAAACACTGGAAGATATTCTTTAGCAGGTTGTGGTATACAAGGTGCTGGGTTAAGTTTTGGGGGAAAGAATATTGTATTAGCAGCGACTACAGAAGAGTATAATGGCACATCCTGGTCATCTGGTGGTGATTTAGGCACAGCTTTATATAAGTTAGCAGGGTGCGGAACGCAAACTGCGGGTCTAAGTTTTGGTGGACGTACAACCACTGGCGTAGGAGGCCATTCTGCAACTGCAGAAGAATATAATGGCACAGCCTGGTCATCTGGTGGCGACTTAAGCACAGCTTGTGCTACTTTAGCAGGGTGCGGAACGCAAACTGCGGGTCTAAGTTTTGGTGGGACTACCCCAATTTTTTGGACTGCGACTACAGAAGAATATAATGGCACAGCTTGGTCATCTGGCGGAGATTTGTCATTAGCAAGAGGGTATTTAGCAGGGTGCGGAACGCAAGACGCTGGTCTAAGTTTTGGTGGGACTACTACTGGGTCAAGTAGTGACGCTGTAGTTGCTACAGAGGAATATAACGGCACGGCATGGTCATCTGGCGGGGATTTGTCAGCGAAAAGTTTATATTTAGCAGGGTGCGGAACGCAAACTGCTGGGTTGAAGTTTGGTGGAAATGACACTGGCGGCAACGATACTGTAATTACAGAAGAATATAGTGGCACGGCATGGTCATCTGGTGGCGACTTGAACTCAGCAGTAAGCGACCATGGTGGTTGCGGGACACAAGCTGCTGGGCTAAGTTTTGGTGGATATTGGGATGTTGCTATCACTGAAGAATACGATGGTGTTTATACAGCTTCTCGCCACAAGGGGAATACAAGCAGTGGAAGCGTTCTTTTTAATGGAAGCCAGTACGTAGGCGATTATGCCAATGGCAAGATTTATAAGCTCGATATGGATACATATACAGACGATGGCTTACCGATAACCAGAACCAGACGAACTCAAATCATTAACAAAGAAAGATTAAATGTAATTCATAATAAAATTGAAATAGATTTTGAACACGGCG